TATTATTGTCTGGCTCAACACAAAGCCTACCGAACCAATCAAAATGCAAATTATCAAGTTGTTCATTATGTTTTGTTTTTAAATAGTTTATTGTCTGTAGAATGGAATGCCTAACTGCACCATATTTGATGTCAACCAAATTACTTATTTTTCTAAAGTCACCGAATTGGACATATAACTTGAACAATTCTCTGTCATATTCATCTAATTCTTCAATTGATTTTTCAATTTCTTTAGTAAATTTTTCATTTTCAATCTCAAAATCGCTGCTTTCAAAATCGCTTTCTGTCTTAATTTTTTCAAAGTTATTCGTGTTATTTTCAAAATGTTTATATTTTTTGGCAAATGGTGAGGTATAAGAGATATAAGAGTTACTAACTATCTTATAGAATAAGTAAGATAAGTAGTTATTTTTATAAGCATCTAAAATCTTTTCTTCATCTAAATCATAAAGTGTTAAAAAGCATTCGTGTAAGAGGTCATCTGTGTAATAATGATGCGAGATTTTCTTGCAAATCTGCATCGGATTTGGTGAATTGTAGAACTGAAGTATTATTTCATTTTTACTCAGCATAAATCTTTTTAAAAATTTCCTTTGCAATAGGATATATTTCCCCGTTTTTATCAATTACAAGTACATCATTTTTAGTTATTGAATCTAATTTAGGAGTTAAATAAATATCCTTTGTGTATGGAGTAATCATATAGCCTTTGTAGTTAAAACTATAATTTATATTTTGATGCTCAATAATTTTTAATCCATAACTTACCAAGTCTTCAAAAGAAATAAATTCAACTATATCTGATTTTACTATATTAAATTTCATACTACTCTGCATAAATTCCGATGGTCTTATTACCCAAGTTCCTTAAATAAATCCGATGGCTTGTCATTATCTCGTTTTCTTTCTTGTATTCCTGCACTATTTTTAAAAAGTCTTTAGCATTTAGAATAGATTGTTTAATGTCTTCTTTGTCAAGCTTGATTTCTCTGTATTGTTCTGGAAGTTTAGTTACTAATTTTAACCAATCTTCGCCAAACTCTCTAATTAAACCCTGAGTAAACCCTATTGGATTGCCTGACTTATAAAGATTATCTGCTACCGACTGCGAATAAATATTATGAAGATTGAATCTTAAACTCTGATAAGCGCCTACTGAGTAATAGTGTCCAGCTTGGTCGTTTGATTTGTAAGGTCGGCCAGAGCTAATACAGTTAAATCCTGAATCAATCTCTCTTACTATCTTGTTAATTATTATTTGAAGTTCCTTTCTGTATGTGCTAATAGTCTTAGCTGCCTCTCTTAGCTCTTTTTTAATTTTAGTCTTTTCCCTCTTTTCGTTTTTACCTTTATTTTTTTCAGCTAACAATATAGCGCAAGCAGGGGAGCATACTTGTTGAAGTGGCTTAAATGGTTCAAACTTAACCTTGCAGATTTTACAAGTCTTGAGTTTCATTAGAAAGGTAAATCGTTTTTCTCAGTTAATGCAGTTTTCTTTAAATTCTTAGCAGTACCTATAAACTTTCTTGGTTGCTTTGCTTCCCTCTCTGCTTGGCTCTGGTTAATGTAGGCTGTCAAGTCATTACCGAACTGGTCAGGTTCTTTTCTGTCAGTTACGCAAATTGAAAGGTACTTCTTGCCATTCTTTGAAGTAAAAATTTTGTCTTGAGGGATGTCGCTAAGACAAAGGTTAATATTAATTAGCATTTTTTATAAATTAGTTTTTTAAAAGTATGCTGTCTTTCCAGCTGTCACCAATTTAAAATAGATACTATCTATTTCTACATCATTGGCAGTGTAGTCAGGGCAGGATTCGAACCTGTTTTAGGGCTTTCGACCTATGATATTCTATTTACTACAACGCCATGTAGCCACCTGACTATTTTTTGAAAAGATATGTGGTGTCGCTCCACTGCCTCTACAACCTAAGGATTTCGCTCAGAAGGATAACTTATTCCGTACTATTCCGAATTGCTAACAACACTTTTCAGTGCATATCTTTGTAGTCAAGATAGGATTCGAACCTATACCTCAGATTGGGTCAACATTACTGCGACTGCCTCACGGTGTGCTACCATTACACCACCTGACTATTTTTTGCAGGTCTTTCCCTGCGGTCAATAAAGCTTAAGACTTACCAACGATGAATGGTACTTTATTTGCTTGTTCGCATTGCCCAAACCAGTGTATATAATAGTTTCGGTTGCTCATCGTGTCATTGTGTAACAAATTTAAATTTATTTGTGTCGTAGTTTTTAACGACTTTTTCACAATTCAAGCATATTTATTTTAGTAGCTAAATCGTAGTTCTGTTGTTCCAGCTCTAATATCTTAGCCTTTGCCTCGTCTAATTTAGCAAGTGCGTACATCTCAGCCGTTAGCATTTGAGTTATAGTGTCATGAACTTTGTAAAGTAACTTCAACTGGTCAAGTTTAGCGTTCCTTAAAGCCTCATCAGGAATCTTTGAAATCTTGTTTTCGGAATCATTTAAAAAGTTTTCCAAGTCAATTACGGCTTGAATCCTTTGTGGTCGCCTTCCGATTCTTCGTTCTATATCTGCCATTGCGTGATTGGTTAAAGTAAAATTAAATTGTCTGTCTTGCTGAGCTTTGTAATACTCGTAGCGTTCTAAATTATTCATTTTTTAAGTAGTTTAAAATGTGGCAAATTACATCAATTGTCCATCCATTACCAAGCATCTTGTAGCGTTGAGAGTCACTTACACAACTTGTATAATTGTCTTCTACTGTTTGCAACCTTTCGCATTCTATTGGTGTTAATCTTCTAATTCTATTATTTAACAAAATCCCTCTGCCATTAGTTTTTCCACCTTCTTGACTTGTTAATGTATCGCTTTTATTATTATTTTTTATTTTAAAATTACCATTATACTCATCAATAATTTGAACAGCATTTGTATTTCCAGTATCTAAGCAATAAGTTTTTCCATCGTTTCTGCTTAATGGGCCAGTTCCACCTTTACCAGTTGTGCTTGATCTTGGCATTGTATTATGAACTATTAGTTGCTCATCTCTTCCACCCATACGAGAATAACCAGCAAGTAAATATCCACTTTTTTCTTTATTTAAAGTATTATTATTTTTTTTAGTACATCTAATTAAAGCCTTCTCACTTAAAAAATACTTCTCATGTACTTCAGTTTCTAAAATATCTTTTAGTAAAATACCTTTGTCTTTTGGTTGCTCAATGATACTTTCTAAATGTCCAAATAATCCACTTGGTTTCATTCCTATATTTGTCCAATAGATTCTTTTGCGATTCTGAGCAGATACTAAAGCCGAGTTTATATGAATTCCTTTTACTCCAATTGCTCTACTTAAAACAAGTTCCCACTTTTCGCCCATTTCAACATTCTCAAGTAGAAAATAAATATTAGGGTTTTTAGTTCTAAGCTCGTTTAGAAGCCTCATGTACTCCCAAAATAGATAAGACTGCCCTTCAAACTCAAAGCCTTCAGATTTCAATTGTAAATAGTGTTCTAAGGTAAGTATTTCTTGCTCATCCTTTGTACTCATTCCTTTTCGTTTACCAGCAAAACTAAAAGACTGACACGGTGAACCTCCTATCAATAAATCAATTTTAGGTAATTCGTAACCATTTACATTAACTACTGATCCAAGTTGAATAGTATTAGGGTAGTTGTGTTGAGTTACTTTAATAGCGTGTTTGTCTATTTCACTTGCAAAGTAGTTAGTAATGGTAAAACCACATCTGTTGAGTGCTTGTTGACCGCAGCTCATTCCATCAAATAAAGAAAGTATGTTCATAGTTAAAATGGTGTTTTTATTTCTAATCCATTGAATGGTGTTTCTAAGTAATGGCGTTCGCCTAAGTTCTCATAGTAAGCGTTTCTAAACAAATCAAAGGTAAGCTTAGCAGTTCCTTTTTCACCTTCTGCCCTCTTTTTTATCTTTCTAATTATTATCTGAGCCTCGCTGGATTGCCTCCATCCTTCGCCATGTTCTTCGTAATCCCTATGAACACAAATTAAATTAAGAGCTTTAGCATACCAAACTGAACCGCCTTCAATTTCATCTGGTCTTGGTGCTGGTGGGTACTTATCTCCGCCTCGCATATCAGGATTTCTTGCATGGCAAACTATAAAATTATGGGTATTATTTTTTCTTGCGTGTCTGTTTACTTTCGGCAATTGTTGTTTAAGGTATTCGCTGATGGTACCAGTATATTTATGTTCTATATCATTCCAGTTGTCTACTGAGCTACTGAAAATCCCATAGTCACGAATAGCCTCATCAGTAAGTTCTAACCATTCGTCAAAGTCTAAACCCTTTTCATCAACATCAATAATTTTAAAATAGTCCTGAACGAATGGATGCACATTGATTAATTCTTTTTCACTAATTTGATAGTTAATAGAACGCTTGTCAAAGGTCTTTCCAGTTAGACAATGGATTATCTCTGCGTAAATTTCGTGGGCTGATCCAGTCTCAGGTGTGTAAATCAAGCACTTTTTGTTATGGCGAGTAGCTAATGCACAAAGAGTTTGGATTAGGAATTGACTTTTACCGCTTGTTGGATGTCCATAAATGATAGTTGAGCGACCTTCTTTGATTGAATAGAGTTTGTCTAAATTGTTAAAACCTATTTTTAACCCTGCATTTTGACCGTATTTGTGTAAGTGGAATAGCTCATCCCTAACATCATTTGCTTGTATAATCTTTCCCATAGTTACCAAATTACTTTTGAAGGGTCAAACGGTTTAGGAGCATTTTTTAGGACTGGTTTTTCAACTCTAAGAATCCAGTTAGCTACGGCATGAGTTAATGATTTCATTTTGTTTTTACCTACCATCCAATTATTTGATGAATAGTAGTTAAAGAATTTCTCAGCCTCTTTTAATGCAAAGTCTTTAGTCCATTCTGTATCAGTTTTAGAAATAAAAATAGATTGGATATTCTCTATACTATTATTTATTTTACTTTCCTTTCCTTTCCTTTGCATAGCATCTGCATTGCTTTCGCTATGCGGTCGCATTGCGTTCGCATTAGTTTTATGTTTATCCCATCTGGTTTTAGCTGCTTTTGAGGCACTTGCAGAAATACCTAATCTTTTCTCAATTCGCTTTTCAACTGATAAACTTTTAAAAAATTCCCCTTCAATGACAAACAAATTGAAATCATTAATGATACTTTTTACCAAACTTTCATCTGTGCGTAATTCGTATGCAATGCGTTCGTAATGAACTTGCAATGCGTTCGCATTATTGTAAAGGTCTTCAATGATTGCCCAGTATATACCATAACCAGTCATTCCATGCCTCATCAATAAGTTTTTAATCTTTTCATCAGTACGACAATTATAATCGTGACTGAAATAAAATGTACTATCCATAATTAAGCTTCTAAAAAAGAAATTTGTTTCCTTAATTCTTTTGATAACTTAATAGCTGTTTCTTTGTCTAAACAGATGTACTGATAGTTTAAATCATGTTGAGCCTCTGTATCTTTAATTTCAATGTAAATTTCATTAAAATCAGTAGCTTCAACTGTTAATGTTGCTGGACATTCACTTCTTGTAGTTGAGTGAAATATTATTTGATAACTCATAATTTTGTAATTGGATGCGCACCAATTAGGCGTTAATAAAAAAACCGACTAACTAAAGACTTCGCAAGGGTGAATGTAAAACCCAGTCTTTAATCAATCGGCAAATATTTTCTTTTGTAATACATTCTTTGGCTGCGAAACCGATACAAACATACCTAATTAATAAGCAAGGTTTTTCACTTCTTTTTCACATAGGTTTTACAAAGTTCCTTACTTGCCTTGTTCTGTTTCATAGAATACTCCATGTACTTTCCAGCCGTTCCAAACTTAGTTTTAAAGTGCTTAACCTCGCCTTCTATGTTGCAACCCATGTTTCTAAATTCGCTAACTCTTGCAGCAAGTTTCATGGTACCAGTTAACTTAAAAGCTTTCATTAGGTCAAGTTTAATACCTGAATTTAATAGGCTGAATATTGCAGCCTTTTGTGATTTTGGTTTCATGTTATCAAAAGTTGTTTTTTTTGTAAGTTTTGCTAATTTCATAGGGACTGATTGACCCCATGTAGTAAGTGTTTGTATTTGTTGAAAGTGTTTAAAAATGATTTTTGATTAATTGATAACATACTGTCCACGAAATCTCTGGAGTGAATAACTGTTGAATGATCTTTATGTCCAAAAGCGTGTCCGATTTCTGAGAGTGAACCTAACTGGTTGTTCCAAGCAATATACCTTCCAATGTGTTTTACTTCTATTAGCTCTCGTTTTCTGCAAGTACCTCTGATGTCTTCAAAGGTATAACCGCTAATCTTGGCTAATTCGTATATCATCATTTCAATTTCGTTTAGATTGTCTTTGTCTTTGGCATCTTGAATGTAAATTGCCCACTCAGCAAGTACATTGAAATTGTATTTTTTGGCAAGTGTTTTTAAAAATGGGTTATCAAATTTCATGATCTAAAGTTGTTAATTAAGTTGTTATAAAATTCGTTCCTCATTTGAATAATTGGTTCGCCACGTTCTAAAAGTAAATCGCTCCATCCTTCCCTTTTTGTGACCTTAGTTACTATCATTCTATCCTTCCATTCAACTGGGTATGTATTTCCCATATTATTCATTTTTTCTGTTTCCAATAAAAAAGCACATATATGCCATTCTGGACGGTCATAAAGGAACATATACATCTGAGCTTGGTAGTATTGCTGTTTATCAATTCCCCTATGTAGATATTTAGCCCATGTACTTAATTTGGTTGGGCATTTAAAATCAACGCCCCATTCTGGACAAATACAATCTGCTGTCCCTCCGTAATCCATATACATTTCAAAGTTAGGTTGGTATTTAGCATCTTTACATTTATGCTCTAAATAATATTCATAAGCTGGGAACTCTGCATAATGTCCATGCCTCGTTTCAAAAGAATCAATCTCATCGTAATATTTAAAAAATTTTTGATTGGCTAATTCTTCTGCATAGGTTAATTGCCCTTTATGACCATCTCCTCTTTCTGGGAATAATACTTCGCATTTACTGCCAGTTATTAAACCGAATCTGTTATTATCAAACATTTTTAACCTCCAATTCTTTTCCAGTTAATGCAAAATATAAATTTTGTAATTGATGCACATATTTTAATTTTAAAACAAGTATAGCTCCATTTTTATCCATTGCAACTGCCCAATTTAATGGAAATTCATCCCACTCAGTCAAATGAAAAATATCTCCATTCCAACTATGTGCAGGTTTTTCAAACCCAAACTTAATTAACCATTCTTCTGTTAGTGGGATTGGATTACCATTATTCCTTTGTGCAAAATCAATACAAAAGCCGTCGTCAACTTGAATAATTACTTTTTGGCGATTATGGTTTTCTTCTTCTATCCAATTCCCAATTCTTAACTCACTTTTTTTAATAGTGCCAGTGTAGTTTTTACAATAATCAGCCCAATTATCTTCATCATTGTATTTAAATCCTTTATTACTAAAAAAACTATTAGTCAATTCTGTAATTAATTTACTTTTTTGCATTGCTTCCATTTCTTTGGCTTCTTCAAAAAGTTGATTAAATTGATCTGCATAGTCATAATCAATGCCAATCATTTCCTTTTTAATTTGGTTAAATAACCATTCTACTGCTGTTTGTCCCATTTTATTTAAGTAATTGATTAAGCTCTGATTTGTAAATAGTTGAAATTGTGTATTTGTCTAATGCTCTTTTTACTTCCTCTTTTTTACCTTCGTTTATTGCCTCTTTCATCTTATCAAAAATAACTTGTGTTAGCATTGGTTTAGTAGGTATTTTAATATCATTTGAGTGCGTATTGTCAGCATCATCAATTGTGCCTGTTGGAACAAGAAAGGTGTAAAGCAATGTGTATTTCAATGCGTATGTAGTAGCTTTACCTGCTGACTTGTCCTGAGAATCAACTCCCTGACCATAGCCAGCCAGCTCTATTGATTCTCCTGATTCGTGACATAATAAATACTTAGTTGTAACTTCTGTAAAAACTGATTGTTTAACCTTATTCCCATATTGCGTTTGCTCCTCATAGCGTTCAATAGTTGTTTTTGGTTCAACTGAAATAGGTAGTAAAACAAGTCCGTTTTTTTGCATAGATAAACCAATTTTCTTTTTAACTTCTTTGTCTGATACGCCCTTATAAGATGAGCTACCAGTTCCTACATTCATGGTCTTGTCAATACCTTTGACTTCATCCATTACGGATAAGACCGCTTTAATTAAATTTTCCATAGAATTTTAAGTTTGTAAATTGGTTAATTTCTTGATTGATTTTTTCTAAGTTATTGTTTTTAATTTGCCAGTTATTAAGTGCCTCTGCCATTTGTTTGTAGTTGTCATCAGTTCCATACTTTTCTACAAATTTCCTTGCCTGATTGTAACTTTTCCAAGCCTCTACAAGTTCTTCGGCTGCTTCATAGTGTCTGAATCTTACTGCTAACTTCTCTGGATACTTTGATTTAATTGGTTTCTTCATATCTAAAGTGGGTTAAGTAGTTGATTCTTTCTGAAACTTGCCTGATAAGTAAGTCGGCTTGTATTTTCTTTTCTATATTTGAATCCGAGATGGCTAATTCTCTTAGTTTGATTAGCCTTTGTAATCGGTTAATAAATAGTATCATAGTTCAAATGAGTTTAAATTGTTTAATGATGAATTTTTAAATCCGTTTAAGTAGTCAATTCTTGTTTTAACTTCTTGCATTTTTAAAGCGTGTTCAACAAGTTTATCAAATGCTGGTTTTAAAGTAGGGTTAATCAAACAAAATTCATTAACTTCATCTGCCAACCATTGTACTGGTGAATCGCAATAATTAGTATCCATTGTTGAAAGGGTTTGAAGTGTAATAAAGTAGTTCTCTAAAATCTTGGTCTTGTTCAGTTCGGTTCTGCTGGTTTACTTTTTCCATTAGCTTAAGTTCAGCTGCAAAGTTCCAAAGTCCTAAACTCTCGGCAAGTTCTAAACAAGTAGGAAAGTCTTTCTCTCCCATAGCGTACCAATTTGTAATGGTATCTTCTGCAAATTGTTCTAAGGTCATAGTTCGCCTCCTAACTTTTCAACTTCATTCTCCAAAGCTTCTAAAATTGAAGAATCCCCATAAGTCATTGAGCGCATCAACTGTACAAAAATT